GCCCCATGCTTTGGTCACCGAAGCGGATGATCTTCACCCTGCCATCGTCCCGGACAGCCACTACACCCTTCTTGCTCGGATGGTTCGGGGTACGCTTGGGCTTGTTCAGGCCGGTCAGGCCAGCTTTCTTGAGGCGATTCTTCTCTGCGTCGGTCAGGCTCATCGTCTATGCCTCGCCGTCTTCTTGGCAATCTTCTTGGGCTGCGCGCTGTGCTGCTTGCCCTTCTTGGTGTCCTCGCGCTTCTTGGCGGAGGTGGCCGCATACTCCTTAGCGGACAGGGCCTCCCGGGCTTTCTTGGGCAGGTAGCGCTCGCCGGTCGCCTTTGAGCCTTGGGTGGAGGGTTTGCCAGACTTGGTGCCCCACTCCTCCTTGGTCCACTTCTTGAGGCTCTTCTGCGGCTTCCTGAGCGCCATCAGTCTCGGTAGCCTCCGCCCTGGTCCTTGTACTCTTTTGCCAGCATCTGTGCCTTACGCGCAGACCACTGGCCCGGCTTGCCGCCCTTGCTCCCGGATTTGATCTTCTCAAAGATCCGCTTGCGAAGGGCGGGTTTCGTATAGTTCCCCGCCTCGTTGACACGAGACTTCGTCTTCTTGGCGGGGGTCTTTGCCTTAGCCATAGTGCTTGCGGACCTGAAGGACGATTGTGTAAACGTCCCCAGCTCCAGCTCCTACCGTGGTGAAGGCAATGTCTCCGGTCTTCCCGGCACCCGCATTGTTGGGGATGCCAGAGAAATCGCGGAAGTCCATCGTCCGCGCATCGTTCTCGCGGAGTTCCCAGGCAAGCACATCCGAGGTGGCGTCGAAGAGGATCTTCACGCCCATCCCTACGGTGGAGTACCAGATGCACTCAATGCTTGCACTCGTGCAGGCAGCGCCAGTTACCGGGTCAGAAGCGAGAGCCGATGCGTCTACCTTCACAACCGCAGATTCACCCGTGCCGTCGCTAACATTGGTAAACCTAAAGATGGCCGTTTTAGGGCCATCTTGTATGGTTTGACTTGCTACTGCATCAGCCATTGTTTACCCCCTTAGGAGAGGTTCCGGTTCTGGAGGTAAAGCACCGTAACGGTTGCCGCACCAGCCGTAGCCGCAGTGCCAGTCTGGTTATAGGTTACCGTGACATCAACATCAGACGTTCCGATATCGATCAGGTTGCCGATCTGGGATACGTCCGAGGTCGCCAAGACGCGAGCCTGGGCGCCAGCAGCCAAGGCGTCGGCGTACAAATCGGCTGTGGAGCCATCGCCAATGTCGAGGGTGTTGGTCGTGCCAGCGTCGAAGGCGGTCGTGATATCCACCGAGATCTGGAAGATCTGGCTGTTTGCCGGAAGGGTAGCGACCACGGTGGTGCTGCCGTTTGCGCCAAAAACGACGTTGCCGCTTTGAGCCATCAGCACAAAGCCGACGTTGGCCTTATCGGTACCAACAGTGGTGCCCGTCGTATTCTTGATGGTCCCAGCCTTAATCGGGCCAGAGAAGGTCGTGTTAGCCATGAGTTTCTCCTGTCTTGGCTAGTGTCAGCAAAATGCTGTCAGAAGAAAAAGGGGGGCCGAAGCCCCCCTCTATACTGCACTATCAGCTCGATCCAGGCGAGCCATAAATCCCAAGAGGATCGCTGACGCCGAACGAATAGCGCTCGCGGCTCTTGTACCGGACGTTGCCGGTGTCGAAGTCACCATCCATGGACGTTTCCAGCGGGGTACGCTGGAAGTGCTTCATGCCGTTCGGAACATCAGTGATGATGAAGAAGGCATTGTTGTCCGTGAGATAGTGGTTGACTGCGTAACCCTCAGGGATCGCACCCATGTTGCGGATCGCGTTGATATCGTTATCCGCCGTGCCGACGCGCTGAGTGGTTTCCAGCAGACGATCTGCCGTAAACATCAGAGCCGGGGGCACGATGAGGCGACGAGGCCGGGCAGCAATCAGCAGACCACGCTCGTCGGTGAAGGCAGCGATATCGATGATCGCGTTCTCCAGGGACGTTTCGTTGAGGTCTGCACCAACAACCGGGCGGTTGTTGTTCTTGCCACCACTCACCAGCGGGTGACCGTCACCGCCCGTAACCCCATCGCCAGAAGCGGTGAAGAGGTTAACGCCATCCCCAGACTGGAAAGAGTTGGAGAAGCCGTTGTTGAGCGGGAAAGCAGCCTTGACCTGCTTGGTGTACGCCATGGCGCGAGCAAGGGCCTTGGTATAGCGAGCGGAAAGAGAGTCATAAAGATTATCTTCCATCGCCTCCTCGGTTATAGAGAAGCCCATTGCAATCGTTTCATGGTTGTAGCGAGCCGTGAAGGATTCCTGTGCCGCGTCATAGCTGATGGCAGCGCCTTCCGCTTTCACGGGGGCGGCACCAAAGCCAGACAGCTTCACTTCTTCCTCAAAGGACCGCTCGGACGACTCAGTTTCGTAGATAAGCTCATGCTCATCTTCGTACTTGTCGTACTCCAAACCGAAAAGCGCGTTAAGCCCCGGCAGGAGTTCCTTCAGCATTTGTGCGCGTGAAATAGCCATTGCTTAGGCCTCCTAATTAAACGCCAAGGGCCGTATCGTAGGCATGGCTTCCAGGCAGCCAAGTCACAATGCAGTCGGTGTAAGCATCACCAACAGCACTGCTAGGGCCGTCTACGAAGTCTACGATTCGGAGCGGGAAGGTATTGGTGGTCGCAATAGAGCTTGCATCAAGCGCATTGCGGCTCCGACCAATGCTCGTCGATCCAGCGGTGCTGATCGCTTGGACGTTGTTACCAAGGCCCGTCTGGGCAATGGAACCGTCGCCCTGCATGCGGAACAGCAGACGAGGATCATCAACGACGTAAGCCACAATATCATCCGCAGCGGTGGACGCCGGGAAGTACTGGGAGAACGTCTTCTGGTTGGTGGTGGGGTCAGTGAATGCGCACCCAACGAAAATGCCGACAGTACCTGCCACAGCGGCAGTGGTAACGGCAGCCTTCTCGACAGTGCCAGAGCTGACCAGCTTTACGAAATCACCATAGAAAATGGCCGTGCCATAGGCGTTGGCAATCTTAATATGGCGCACCTTACCCGTGAAAGAGCCGCTGGCGCTTAGGGTATCAGTGGGTTCCGCACCGCTCGGGGTTGCTGAAGTAGCCATTGATATGCTCCTTATTTATGGGACGGGAAGTTACTTCTTCCCAAACGTTGTCCGCGTGCTTCGCTCGGGCCTGAGCAAAGGCATGCGCGGATCATTCTCCCGCAAGAAGCCATTGTCAACGGACTGCATCTGGTTAGCCGCAACTTGAAGGTAGTGCCGATTCCGAGCTTCCATTTTTTCTTTGGGAGCCTTGCACAGCAGCAACCCGCCAACCTCGATGTTCCCATCAAACTTCGACCCAATATCGGAGCGAAGCTTAAGCTCAGGATAGTCCTCTGCTTTACAGGGTTCCCATCCTTCTCGGAACATGCGGGATACGTTGGTGTTGTCCGACTGACCTACGATTGAGGTCCGAATCCAACGGTGAACCCAGCCATCCCTGGGAGTCGGGTTGGGCAAAATAGATGCCGGTACCCAGCTGTCAGATGGCCGCGCTTCATCCTCTCGCGTTTCACTTTCTCTCGGGGTGCGCTCGACTGCCATCATCCTTTCTCCTTCAAGAGCTGATCGGCATATTGCTTGTTGGTTAACCCAAGACGCTTGGCGAGAGCGACTTGAGTGGACGTTAGCTGCACTTTGCGCGGTTTGGCACCGTTGCTCCTACCGGAGGGTGCCACCACCGACGAGGGTCTCGATCCGGTCGTCGCAGTTGCGGTACGTCCATTAGTCCGCTCATCCGACCAGTCGTGTTCCGGGAAAGCCGCACGCATGCGGTTATCGATGTAGTCAAAGTAATCAGGCGAGTTGGGCTGAATCCCTTTGCGGATCGCAGCCTCATGCGAACCGTAGGCCAGGGCGGTCATTTCTTCATAACCTTGCCGCATGAACCACTGGTTCTTCTCTGCCCAGGCCTGTGCCTCGGGGCTGACCTGGGGTTGAACTTGCTGCTGCTGTGCCACACTGAGAGCCGCCTGACGGGCGATCTCTTGGCGACGTAGCTCTTCCTGCTGCTGCTGATAACGCTGAGCGTTTTGGCTGTAGGACGAGCGGTACTTGTCAGCTTCTGCAAGCTCTGCCTGAGCGCGATACAGCTTCTCCTGGGAGTCAAGAATGCTGTCCGTGTCGCCCTCTTCGTAGGCTTTCCGGTAGGCTTCCTTGGCTTGATTCAGGGAGAGCTGCGCTCGCTCCCGAACCTGCTCGATAAGGGCTTGCTCGCCCCGGGATACGAGAGATTCGTACTCCTTGTTTTTGTTGGCGAGCTGCTGGGCTGCACGAATTGCTTCCTCGCGCATCCGCTCTGCAGCTTCACGCTGACGGCGCTCCTCATGGAACTCGTACTTGAGCTTGTTCAGCCGCTTCTGAACCTTCTCAGAATACTGGCCTAGCTCATCGTCATCGAAGTCGTCGTCATTGGACTTGGCCTTGGGAGAACGCTGGTCCTCCGGGGGGCGGTCGTCAATGATCTCGACATCAGAGTCCTCGTCTTCGACCTTGGGCTTCTTCTTTTCAAAAGTGGCCTTAACGCCGAAGAACTTGTCCTCTGCCGAGGCGCCGTCTTCTAGGTACTGCTCTTTAGCTTCCATCATGCCTTAACAATCCCCCGTGGATCTTCGACCACAGCCTCAACGCTGTCGTCGTTGATTAAGCGGAACTCCTTGCCATGCACCTTGAACCGGGTGCCTGAGTAGCTCCGCATGAGAATCCAGTCGCCCTGCTTGCACAGGGGACCAGAGGGGAATCTGCTAGGGTCTTTATAGCAGTCTGGCCCTAGTTCAAGGACCATCCCTACGATAGACCCGATCTCCTCTTCGTGAAGGGCCTTGGACGACTTGATGATGCCGCCTTCGTACGCCTTCTCGGGATCGGGCAGTGCAATAAGCACCTTATACCCCCGGGGTGAGGGTAATTGTCGGGCCTTCTTTCGGTCATCATCGACCGTATCTGCAATGAGCTGCTCTGCTTCGCTCATAGTCTCCTCGCATCAGGATAACGCCTGAAGTCGCTTGCACTAGGAAAGGCGCCTAGAGTCGCCGCACCGAGTAATAGCGCTCGGTGTCGCTATGCCTCCTCGTACTTGGCCCGAAGATCCAGAAGATCTCGCTCGGCCCAAGCTAATCCTTGAATGATCCCGCAGCACTTCTGGTAATCCCCGAAGTCCTTGCAAGCACCGCCGCTCAAATGATCAGCGATTTCATTCATTTGCGTCCTGATATTTGACCGCAAATAATCAAGTATGTCTAGTTCTGTGGTCAACGACCCATGACCTCTTTAGCAATTTGCACGCCTAATTTTGCACCTGACACTTGATCTTGTGAAGCAATTCTTGCTCTTTCAAGTTCTTCTTGCGTGTTATTTTCTGCAATCTTGGCGCCGAGCTTGGCGGTCTCAAGCCGTTCCTGCTGATCCAGGCGCTGCTGATCAAGCTGAGCCTTTGCCATGGCCTTCTGCATGTCGAGCTGGATGCGCGCCATGTCGGCTTCAGCCTTGCGCTGGATGTCCTGCTGCTTGAGCTGAAGCTCTTGCATCTGCATCTGCAGGATCGGGTCTTGCATCTGCTTCTGATTCTGCTCCATCTGCTGCTGCTGCTGCGCTTTGCCGGTAACCTGGGCTGCTGCCGGGCCAGCAAGGCGCGAGATCCGCAGTTCGATGTCTTCAGGCAGCGGCTCGTTGGGCGGAGGCAGCTCCACACCCAGCTCGCGCTCCACTTGATCGCGGAACTGGAAGGCAACGTGTTCCTGAACATGGGCTGCCAGCTCTGCCATGGCCTTCTGGGCGTTCGGACTCTTGCCCATAACCTCCATGATCTTCGGGTTCTGCAGCATGGACATGTGGACTTGGATGTGGGCCTCGTGATCCTGATACAGGAACGCTTTGACCGGCTTTCCGTTGATCATGTCCATGTTTTCGCTAACCGGATCGGTCGGTTTCATGTCCCGCTCGGTGGGAACGATCTTGTCTGCGTCCCGAATGCCCAAAATATCCAGCATCTGCCGGTGAAGCAGGGGCATGTCGTACATTTCCGGGGCCTGGGCGGCC